AACAGATTTAATGTACTGCCAAGCAGGTATTAATCGTAAAGGAATATGGGCACCAATTCAAAATTCCTGGTACTTTCCCCAGGTAGAACTATCTAATTGGGAGGCTTTTGAATCTCACAATTGCGTATCTAAAGGAATCATTTATGACTTTTGTAACAGATGGGCTCTGACATCTGACATGACAACTTATCTTAATTTATCAAGAAATTCAGGTAACCAAGACGTGCTGTTTCCAGTCGTAAGCACGTCATCAGTCCATACTATTCGATCTGCTATGAGTGATACACCACTAGACGTATCGATTTATTTAATACGCAGGAGAAGCGGCATTTCAGCCGAAATTCCTGTATCAGCAACATTTTCGAACTGGCCTACAGGTGCCGGGACGACAATAACAACTAGCCCTGCTCACGCGCCAGTAACTGGTATGTGGCAGCAAGAGGGTACACAGAGTACAACGACATCAGCATACAACTTCGCGTTTCCGCGCGAGTCAATAGGCTTAACCTGTAACGACGTGGAAGGTTCATCACAAAACATACGTTTTAGTGCAGAAAATTCAATGGTTCTAGGATTCTTTCCGACCTGGTCGCCAGAATTCCGAAGACAATACGATGTGATCGAAAAGCGAACACAACGTTTAAAACCGATGGATACCATAGAGGTTCACTTTGAAGAACACTTTTCTAAATGTTTTTCCTATAGAGACTTTGTCGGAACATATAACGGAGAATACGCAGATAAGCCGTTATCTTGTTATGCAAAAGGAGACTATGAAATTATAATAGAATTTCATGGTATACCGGGTACATGCAAGGTTCCAATACCTGGCGATGGAGCAACATCAGATGTTCGAATGAATGCCGATGCATTACGTTCACGCATCAGAAAGACTGTTAAACACCAAATAAACTATGCCTGGAGATCCATGGCATATGAAGATCCGACAGCGACCGCTATACCACCTGACGAGCTGGTCAGAGAGGGTTGGATCACATCAGCAGTAAGAGATACAACTGTATCTCGTCGGACAAATTACTTTAACGAAGGCGGTTCGGCAATTATTATGACGAATATGACAGAGCAGGAGGGTGACGGAATATAATGACAGCATCTAATAATAGCGTAAGGAGAATGGATTTCACCATCTCTTTACGCCCAAATATGGAGGATTTTGCAGAAAAAGGTATATATCCAGAGGATTTTATAGATACAAGCTATCATCCTATTGAGAGAAGTGTTGAATTCCTTGAACAATTTCTCGAGAATAAAGTCGACCAATATGTATTTCAAGTGGAAGACTCAAAGGACTTTATAACAAAGCAAGGCGACCTATTGACCAGAAATGTGCACATTCAAGGTCGCCTTAATATAAAACGTCGCATGCGAACAACAGCGATGGTTGCAGAAATGTCTAGATGGTTCAATAACAAACTTTGGAACATGATAAAACTGGAACACATACGGATTAGCCCAACAGCGAATCCGACAAAGAACTTCGACTACTGTATGAAGGATAAAACCCGAATAATGGGGCCATTTTCCGATAGGGAAATAGAGGCATATAAGGTCGAAGACCCCCTTTTAAATAAAACATTATTTAAATATCAAGATATAATTATGAATCAATGGTTGACAAAAGAAGGAAAACTATTGTATAATAATAATGGAAGGAGAATACTGTTTGTTCAGGATGAAACCGGCAATTCAGGAAAGAGTACTATGGTTAAACACTTGGCCATATCGCGACAAAAGGATGTTCTGGTCCTTCCCGTGTGCGGAACACCGAATCAGCTATCCAGCGCACTTATTGACGCTGGACCATACCCTTATTATATACTTGACTTACCAAGGGTCAAGCCCAATGATACTAATTGGATATCGGATATCCTATTTATCATAGAACAGCTTCAAAATGGTTTACTTTGTAATACCATGTACGGCAAATACAAATCACTAGTTATGTCAAACCCCCAAATAGTAGTGATGAGTAATTGGATCATACCAAGAGATTTATCTCTTGACAGATATGTCCTAATAGATCCGAAGACGTGTCAAGGAGATGAACTAGACAAAGTCTTGTTACCTAAAGGCGAAACGACCGGCAGTGTCGGATTGACCGAGTTCTTTGAAAAGAAGAGAGAAGAACAAGATGATTTTCGCGGGCCTGACTAGAGCCACATATAGTGGATCGAGCAATAAGAAAATCTTAAAAAATGACATAGGAGGAATCGAACTATGGCGAAATCATATAAAAGACCACCAGCCCCAAGCAGATCTTGGGCAAAGGGTCGAAAATCAGCAAAGAAGGCTCCAACGATGCCTTCGTTAAAAAGATACTCACAATTCTTGGCGGCTTACGAGCTGCTAAAGAGAGTGAAAGGAGTTAAACATGCGGAAGTATACGCGTATCTCCGCCACTATTTAATGAATCAGAAATTCGAAAATCTGATGAATCCGCGAAACTTTGGAGCAGACTTCGCTGCACACACATGGGAGCGATTCAAGAAAGAAGCCGGCACAAAGGACAGCCCACCTCGATGGGAGGTCGATACCGGCAAACTGTTAAATCCGGCTCGTGAAACTACTGATAGTTCGAGTCCGTTGATGAAACCAGAACTGGTAGAGGTTAGCACCTCGCAACCTGTTCAAAGAACCTCACCTGGTTCTACAGATGGTATAAAATATTACCAGAAATTCGATATACATCATGGTAAACCTAACAAGATGTTACAACACGCCATCGATGAGTATGGTGTTAAGAAAAAAACACTATGGACAACCGGCGGAAACAAATTAACAGATTTAATGTACTGCCAAGCAGGTATTAATCGTAAAGGAATATGGGCACCAATTCAAAATTCCTGGTACTTTCCCCAGGTAGAACTATCTAATTGGGAGGCTT